GCATAGAGGGTACCGCTTGGTGAGTAAAACACTGACACCTTGGTCAACGCCGCCGCCGCCAACCCGGACCAAGACGGCTCGTCGCCGATCCAAGTTGCCTCGGTGTTCGATCCGTCCCGGATCGTGACGACGCGCCCGCCCGTGCCGTCCTGGGTGATCCAGAGGACATGCGAGTAGACCATCCCCGAGTTGGGTGTCTCAAAATCGAGGTTCACCGCCGCCGAGACGGTCATCTGGATATCGCGCTCAGTCGTCTCGTCGTAGCTCTGATCCGTCGAGACGGTGCCAGCCGCCAGAAACTTGGCCTCTCCCCCCTCGTTGAAAGTGGCCGTGTCGACCGTCAGCGTATTGCCGTTCATGTCGAGAGTGCCACCGGCAGTTAAAGCCTCTGCATCAGATAGCGCCCAACCAGAGTTTTGAATAGTTTTACCGGTAGTTCCGTCCCATCTAACAAGCGTATTGTCAGTAGAAGAGGATGGACCGTTTACATCACCAGCACCTAGATTGCTCCTTGCCGTGGCAGCGTCACTTGCACCTGTTCCACCATCGGCTACGGCTAGATCTGTAATACCTGTAATATCACCACCGTCAATATCTACAGTAGTGAAGTTACCTGTGGAAGCGGTAATAGAAGTAACACCAGTAATATTACCGCTATCATCAATAACAACACCGCTATTCTGAACCAGACTCCCACTTGTCCCATCCCAGCGAACAATAGCATTATCGGTTGAACTGGCGGGACCGGTTACATCACCTGGATCACCCTTATCACCGGCTAGGTTGATATCAAGGAATACACTGTCACTGTTAGAAAACGGGCTGGCTGTGCTTGAAGATGTATTAATAATAGTGAGTTTAGTATAACCGGAAGCGTTAGTTACACCTGTAACCTTAAACTGTAGGAAAGATTCCGGGCTAAACTCTTTACGTAGGGTGATCGTACCTAGAACAGATGAAGGATTGTTACCACCTGATAGCAACTGAATGAAAGCAGATACATCGGCTGCATTAGCTTCTTCATCATCAATATAGATTTCCGTAGCGGTATTCTGGGTGGCATTGTTTAGCCTGAGTACACCGCTACCAGGATCAGAGTCGGTTGTGGTTGTGCTAAAGGTGTAAGGAAGTGCATTACCGATATCAGACAGGTTACTGATACCAGAGATAGTCCCGCCTGTGATTGCTACGTTATTAGCATTCTGAGTAGCAATCGTACCTAGACCGAGTGTAGTCCGTTGAGCAGAAGCATCAGCATCATCTAGCAATGCCCGACCGGCTGAGGTAAGACTAGTGGTTGCATAAGTATCAGATGCCGTGGTATATAGCATCTGGTTAGCAGAAGTGGTCAGACCAGAGATAGATTGTAGACCGGCATCATAGGCTTGAACATTAGTCCCGATTGCTAGACCAAGATTAGTCCGGGCGGCAGAAGCAGTAGAAGCACCTGTACCGCCATCAGCAATCGCTAGATCAGTGATGCCCGTGATAGATCCGCCTGAGATAGTAACAGTGGTAAAGGTTCCACCGTTAGAAACTGTAGCACCTGTAAAATCAATAGTGCTACCGGTAGATACGGTTAGGTTAGTAAATGTACCAGCGGCAGGAGTGGTCGCACCGATAACTGTATTATCAATTGTACCAGCATTAATATCAGCGGTATCAGCTACCAGAGAATCAATATTAGCAGTACCGTCGATATATAGATCCTTGAACTCGAATGAGGATGAACCTAGATCAATGTCATTGTCAGTAAATGGTAGGATAGCCCCGTCTTGGATACTGATCTGACCTACAGGGGCAGCACTGAACTCGACATAGAAGTTGATCTGGTTAGCACTGGTATCTACAAAGATAAGATTGTTCTGGTCTAGGTCAGCGATACGATCAATAGGTGGACCTTCGGCAGCAGTACCATCATGCTTATGACCGGTAGAGTTATTAAAGGCTGAGAGGATCTGGTTAAACTCAGCGTTAAGCGGTGGTGCAGATACGATCTCACCGTTTAGAATTTGAGCCAGAGATTGCCGTGTATAACCTGCCATTATCTATATCCTGCTTCTTGGAAAGTAAGGCCCCAGCCTTGAATACTGTATGGTGCTTCCGTACCGATTGATGTAATAACAAAGCTGACAGATCTGCCGGAGCCTTGGATATTCTTTTCTAGAACGGGACTACTAGAACCGCCGAAAGTAAAGGTTGACCCATAGGTTCCTCCGGTAGAGAAATAACGAAGGAGTGCACCTTGAGTGGAAAGACCGTAAGAGTTAGGGTTATATTTGTTAGGATCATCCCAATCATAATATACAGCCATATTAAAACTAGAGGTACCTTCTGGTCGGGTATAGAGAGATACTTTATGAAATATCTTACGACGCTCTGTACTATCAAAGTAAAAGAACGGAGTAGCATAAACAGCGATTACATCAGCACCGTTAAACGAGTTACCAGATTCTTGCTTGAATACATACCCGTCAAGATCACCGTGAACCGTGGTCTCAATACTGTTGATGGTGTCCGAGTAAGCCACGAAAGATCGGATACCTAGTAGCTCCCCAAACTCCCAACCGACACTGTTATTAGCAAACCGTAGACCGCCAATAATACCGAAAGCATCGGTGACAGAACCAGTCTCGCTAGGGAAGAAATAACGGAACTGAGATTTATTCTTGATAACTACAGAACTCATAAGGTCCAGATCATAGTTCTCAGGCAGGGCTTGCAAGATCTGCTGGATAGGTTTAGATACGGTCTGTAGTTCAATATCCCCGATACGGGCTGTACCCTGAATAGGTCTGATACCATCTGATGCCAGGAACAGGATATCACCACCGATCTCAATGATACTATCAGAAGCGATACAACCGATATTACTTGTCACCTCAGAGAGAACAAAGTCTGACGAGTTATTACCCTGTAGTCGTTTGATCTGTCGCTCACCGAAAATATATAAAGCATCACGGAACTTAGCGATACCGGTAACAGGGAAGCCTACGTTAATTTCACCTGCACCACCAGCCGGATCGTATCTTAGGTCAAAGTTGGGGTTACTGAACGTAATCCGGTTAAAGTTATTCTCGGCACCGGCAAAGAATAAGTGGTTTCGGAAATCTGTGACAAATTTGGCACCTTCGATATTAGCGATATCTACATGAGTGTAGAACCAGTTTACCGCTGTGCCACCTTCATTGTTTTGAGTTGATGTAGCTGTAGCTGAGATAACAAAAGTATAAGAGTCAGCATCAACTACGGTAGCAATAGTATATTCATTACCGTTAATGTCTTCCGTACCGATATTGACATTGACATTGCTGAACTTGACAATATCCCCGACGTGCATACCATGAGCAACATGGTCAACGGTTACGATACTGGTTCCGTTGCTGATTGAGAAAGGGTTAGATAACTGATCTTCGGTATCGGTTAGACCAGAACCTTGACGATCATAAAGTTCAATAGGAGTTGTTGAGTTATGTCTTAAGGGCCGGTTAACCCCATCTACGACGATTACAACTTCTGACCCTGTAAAACTATGTTCGTTAGTTCTGATTTTAGTTACACCTACAGCACTACGAGTATTAGTATCTGAGGTGTTGTTTACCGCTGACCAGCCAACACCATTTGTATGATCGTAGATGGTATAGTATCGACTTACAGTATAAAAGATTGTAGCTGCTGTACTGGTTACTGTGCTGTCAGCAGCCTCATCAGCAACGAAGGTAAAACTACCTGTAGTCGGAGTAGATGCAACTACAAACTCATTATTGTTTAGATCTAATCCACCAAGGTTAGTATCAATATTACTAAAGGTGACCCATTCACCAACAGATAAACCATGTGCAGCAGAAGTAACAGTTACAATTGAACTACCTGAAGTGAGAGATACAGCACCTACAGATAGAGTGGCAGAAGTAGAATCAATTGAGTTACGTCTTGCTGCATAGACCTTGTCGTTGTGAATCCAGACACCCAAGACTTTACCAGCGCCGGGGACTTGTGGATTGTCAGCATCATAATACTCATAACCGTTGATCCGGCGATATCCTCCAAACTGAGATACCTCAAAGTTTGTCATACGGATTGCCGCACCGGGTTCAGTACCAGCGAGGGTTAGAGCATCCTCGTTAGTATATAGACCACCCCTAGCAATGATTGTTACATCGCGGAGATTGTCAACCATTACTTACTGCCTGCCGGAACGTTAATTAGTCTATTAACCCTAGTATCCCGAAGATCAGTAAAGTTGTTTGTTAGCAGTTTACGCATATTTTCAATGCCGCGAATAAATCGTTGCTGGGCTAGAGTAGCCTGTTGAGAATTATCACGGAACATATAGCAGTGATACATAGCCCCATCGATAACCACGTTCTTAAACTGGTCTGGGACAGCCATTGTATCAGTAGCGTTACTCAAAGCAGTCTGATACTGGTAATAGTCATACTCGATACTATATGCTTTATCAGGAATAGGAGTTAGACCGATACGATTGTCAAGAGTTTTGTACACGTAATTAGGGGTATCATAGTCAGCAGTACCCGCATTACCATCCCGAATATAGAACCGTTGAAGATAGGTATCATAGTTAATTTGTCTTAACCTTACCGCCTGGATATTTTCTGCTTCATCCTTGGTGATACGAAATGAATCCCAGTCAACAACCTTCATATTACTTTCAGACGAATATACAGACGTACCAGCAACCAAGGTTAGTGTGCCGGTCTGATGGTTAAACGGGAACCCGAACTGCTCCTGACCGATTTCATCAAGTGCAATATTGACTGCATCCTTAACCGAGGCATGAAAACCAATAGCGGTTGGAAATTCGTCCGAAGTAAGCTGGACTTCATTCAACCGCTTTAGTGTATCATTAACTAAGGTAAGGAAAGTTGTTGCCATTTAAGCAGCCTTTAACCATCTAACAGGAAAGTCATCATGTAAAATATACTCGGTTTTGTTTATATTATTTTGAATAAAACATGTTAGGAATGTATCGCCGCAGACATTAAAGTTGATACCTTTTTGATTACTAAGTATCTGGATAATCTTCATGGCTTCCTCAGCCATACCAATATACTCAGTGGTTGTATGGTAAAGTTTATTTGTTATAGGGCATGATACGGTTACTTCTTCACAAGATCCATCATGCTTATTTTCACGGTTTACTCGATAGTTACCAGAGGCTTTATCATAACCGCAGTCAAATCCGAATAGATTGATATTCTTATAACCAAGCCATACGGAAAGTAGGATAGCATGAACAGTGGAGTTAGATCCTGCAGACATACACTTATCAGAGGGTCGCCACGTTTTAGAAGTGACAGTATCGATCATGTATGTCTTGTAGTTCTTTAGTGCATCGAATAGACTAGGATCACACTGAGAAGAAATAATGTAATTGGTTTTTTTATTTAGTTGGGCTTTATCACCAGACTCTCGTGGATCGATAGAGACAGAGTATCTAGGATCACACCCGATAGAGGTAAGATAATCTACAGTTTTGGAAGCAAAGATATCGTTATTAGATGTACGAAGAAACTCTTCAAACTTCTTGATACTAGGTCCAGCAGCACATATATTAATTTCTTGGCTACGTTTATGTGGACTGTTCTTTAGTTTAGAAATAGATGGAAGGTTTCTATTCTTGTTATTCTCATAGTTAGACTTGAGTATATCTTCTGAGACTGAACAGTTTAATTGTATCATAGTATTCCAAATAGGTCAAGGGGAGACCCCGAAGGATCTCCCCAAGTTTGTTAGGCTAGATCACGAGCAACTTCAGCCGGACCTGGAATTTCAGCCAGATCAGACATGTAAGCAACTACGCGAACAGTGCCGGTATCAGGTGCAACAGAACCAGAAACCGCAAGGGTCATGTCGATAGTATCAGCAGCAGTGATAATTACCGAGTTAGCACCGAAAGGAAGTAGACCGTTAGTACCGGCTGCAACCCAACCAGTAGTGGTTAGATCGCCACCGTCGATGAAGTCATCACCACCGGCAACATCAAGATCGAATGTTGCACCGGTTGAGAGAACAGAATCTACAACATAGGCAACCGCACCATGTAGGAGGGTATTAGCTGGAACAGGGATAACTTCTAGGACATCGGCATTAGCAAGGGAAGAACCCTTGAGAGTTACCGCGTCAGCCATAGAAACTACCTTCTCTACGGTGTAAGGAACATTAGCACCGGTACGAGACATGTGGTTGGTATTAGAACCAGTAGTTAGATCGTAAGCCATGATTCATACCTCCCTTATTCGTACACGTTGTAAACGGCGCGAGTGATAGCTTCTGGACGGAGAAGCTTACGGCCATAGAGATGTAGACCACGAACGACATCGCTAAAGCTGTCATTGTCACGATAGGTTTCAACCTTTTCGATCTGAGAAGCAGTAGCAACAGCGGAGTCGTGACCGGCGATGATAACACCGTAGTTACTGGAAGAACCACCAGTAGCAACAGTGCCCGGACCAGTACCGATGATTGGCAGGTTGTTGGACATGTAGATGCGGAAACCGCGAACCATACCCTCGATGATACGACCGTTACGGAGGATATCACCGGCATCCTGACGACCGGCAAAGTCATTGCTTAGAAGCTTTGAGTTTTCGTCATTAAGCTGCTCGGCAAAGACCGGATCGACAACTAGCCAACGACCGTCACGATCAACGTTCTGCTGGTCTAGCTTACGAGCCATACGGTTAATAACCGCTAGAGGAGAGATTGCACTGGTGTTCTGACCAACTGGAATAGAGTTACCAGCAGAACCACCGAATGAACCGAGGTCGAGCTTCATGGAAGCAAGAAGACCATCAGCATCGGCGGACACTGGATCAGTACCAGACTTGTCAGCGGCAACACGAGCGGCACTAGCATTGGCGTGTAGAGCGGCCTGCTTGTAACCGGACATGTAACCGAAGATCTCCTGGTCAAACTGATCACGAAGGCGATAACCAGCACGATCAGTAGCAAGAGATTCAAAGTTCACATGAGAGTGAGCCGCCTCGATGTCGTCGATCTTGAACGCGAAGTAGTTTGCCTGATCGATAACAAGAGTGAAATCTTCGTCATCTAGATCCTGTGGGACAACCTGTGTACCACGAGAATAAGCCTGAACAGAGACTTCTGGCTCTTTAATAATACGGACGGAATCACCAAAGTTAGAGATTTCGCCCATGTAGTCGTTGTTAGTAATGTCCTCAACTACTGAGGTTTTACGAAAGGCAGTTTGTACCTTCTTAGAATAGATAACTGGACTAAAGTTACCATTAGGAAGGTTACCGTATCCTGCCGCACTCCTAAATGCCATGAGTTTTCTCCTTTCAAAAAGTGCGGAAAAGAGCTAACGACTGTCATTCAAGGCTGACAAAGGATAGGGTGGGTAATTAAACCGGCCTAGTTTATCAGGTAGTTGAAAGCGAAGGTTAGCCGCTGTCGTATTGTAAGCGGTAGTCCCAACCAAGGGGGCGCTTTTGTAGTATTCGTATTATTATACTTTAGTCTAAAAATGGTGTCAAGTAAAAAATTACCTAGCACCACCAGAAATATCGTACTCAAAGTTACCGGAACGAATAGCGTTCTCGATATCTTTTTCATACTTCTCATATTCCTGGGCGGTCAGCCGCTTAACACGAGACTCTGACCAAACAATTTTGCCATCACTGATATCTTCTCGACGGCTTCGGGCTGGTACTGACCGGGCTGCGTCAGTGTCCTTAGTGCGCTTCTTACGGCCATTCTCTGTTTTATACAGGTCAATAGCCTTAGCGGCACCTAAGAAATCTGTATCGTTATCATACAGTGCGCTCTGAATCCACTTAGGTTGATGAGCAACCCACTCATGGAAAGCCTTGTCCTGGCGTAGTTCATCAAAGTCTGGATGAAGTCGGGCCAGTTCTTTCTCAGCTTTCTCTCGTGCGATCTTGGTCTCTAGTTCCTCGACTCGCCTTAGTCGCTGGTCGACCTCGCCACGAGCTTCCATAGCTTTCTTGGTAGCAATAGTCTCAACGATCTTAGCAACGTCTGGATACTTCTTTGCCCAAGCGTCTAGTTCTTCATCCGATTTCGGAAGTTTAACTTGCTTCTTAGTAAGAGCTTTAACCTGCTCTTGAAGTTGCAGAAGCTGACGGTTACTTTCTTCTTGAGTCCGTTGCATGTGGCGACGAAGGTCTCCATAACGCTTTTTAAACGTAGCTTCTTCAGGATCAAGGTTAGCATCTTCATCTTCCTCAGCGCGTTGTTCTGGTGATTTATTTCGTTCAGCTTCTAGTTCAGCAAGCTCCCGTTCATCTTCTTCAATACGGTTACTGCGATATTTCATAGGTGTATAATTATTCTGTTCTACTTCGGCAGTCACAGACATGTTAGTCTCCGTTTGGGGGCCTCTAGTAGCCTCTCACCTTGAGAGGGGTATAGGGTAGCCCACAGTCTTGACCCTTATACTTCTTTGTTAGGGTCACTCATAAGCCCGTATATAGTCCGTAGAAAACTGGGTGGAAAAATAGATAATGCATCATCATAGAAATCTAAAGAGGCTGACTCAACAGGTTTATCGGAAGTCATCCGACGTGATGTTGGTACATAGCCGATACCATCAACATAGGTGTAGCCTTCATAAAGATCTGTTGGTTTTTCTTCTTCGACTACTTCTGGTTCTGGTTCGCGTTCTGCTGGAGGCTCACCTGGACCGCCTTCGGGATCACCCACTTCGCCGCCTCCTGAGTAGCCTACAGCCATGATACCATTACGGGTTACATAACCGCCACGACGTATACCGGCTGCCTCGTCCTCGTTCTCTCCAGTACCACCGAATGCGTCTACTCCTACGGCGCTTTCGTCTGCTGCTTGGGTAGCAAAGCCTGCCTCAATAGAATCTAGTACCTCAGACATTTGTGCATCACTCATAGAATCTGTTACCTCAGACATTTGGTCATTACTTAAAGAAGTTGATATGTGATCTTTTACCGCCTGAGATACACCTGGGTTACCCATAATACCTGCAAGAGAAGAAGCTACAGAGGTTCCTAGTGGTCCTTCCTGCGGTGGTCCGAACGTAGTGTTACCAAACTGGTCGCGGGAAACACCAGCGGCAGAAAGGGCACTGTCCTTACTTACAACTTCGTTAACAGCAGCAGCTATACCGGTCAAAGGGCTGACTCCTAGAAGACCTCTTTTCGCCCTACTTCTTGCTTCCTCGGCAGAAATCTTTTCAGTCCCTTCTTCCTGCTCCGCGATACCAGACTGTGGGTCTTCACCAGATTCTCTTAATTTAGAAATAGGTGTACTTTCTTCTTCTGTTTTAACTGGTTGTGTGGCAGCTTGCGTCTGGGGAACAAACCCTACACCCGGTACATAGACCATAGCCTCTACAGGCCCTCCGTCGGCAAAACCCATAGACATGAGACCTTTAGGATGATGCTCGGCAACAATAACTTCTACAACACCTTCCGGCTCCATATATTCAGTCTCATCGTCATCATCTTCAACATAACCATTCTCGTCTACGTTCTCGATGATACCAAGGTCTTCCATCTGTTGTAGTTCAGCCAGAGCCATTCGGTGCATATCAGCAATATTCTTAAGACCGATATACCTAACTACATTAGCCGGTAGGACATATTCACCTGTGGATAGATAAGCAGGGATATCATCCGCTACTTCCTCTGGTGTTGCACCAGGAGGTGGATCAGGTACATCATCGTCATCATCTTTTTTACCGAACTTTACTTCTTTTTCCACGGAACCACCTTCTGCTTTCCTTAA